ATGTCAGCCCAACTCGAGCCCCTCGAACCCGAGCAAGCATTAGAGATGTATCTCGAACACCGACGTGACGAAGTTGCCGAATCGACACTCAACGCCCATAGGTTGCGTCTCAAGCACTTCGTTCGTTGGTGTAACGAGCAGGAGATCGACAATCTCAATGAACTCACCGGCCGGAAATTGTTTGAGTATAGACAGTGGCGGAAACAGGACGGCGGACTCAATCGCGTCTCGGTTCGCACCCAGCTCTCTACCCTCAAACAGCTGATCAAGTTCTGTGAGACGATCGACGCTGTCGAACCGGAACTCCACGAGAAGGTGGATATACCGGAACTCAAGGAGGGAGATGGCGTTCGATCCGTACAGATCAAGGAAGAACAGGTTGAGCAGATACTGGAGCGACTGGAACGGTTTGACTATGCATCCCTTCGGCACGTCATCGTGTTACTCCTCTGGAGGACAGCGATACGAATGGGCGCTCTGCGCTCGATTGACGTAGACGATGTCGATCTCAACGAAGGCTACATCGCGCTCAAGCATCGCGACGAGTATGGCACTCCTCTAAAAAACGGCCAAGGAGGCGAACGCCACATCGCGCTCACAGACAAGACTGTGAGTGTCCTCAACGACTGGATTGAACATCGGCATCCAGACACCACCGACGATTACGGACGGATACCACTTGTCGCAACAGAGCATGGGCGAATCAGTCGCAGCAACATCCGTCGAAACGTGTATTGGGCCAGCTCGCCCCAATTTGTAGGGGAAGACTGCTCGTGCGACGTTGATGAGCACGACTATGACTCAATCCACGAGTGCGACGACGTCGTCTCACCGCACGCCTTCCGGCGGGGTTCGATCACGCATATGATCCGAAACGAGGTACCAAAGGAGGTAGTCTCGGGACGAAGCGACGTCAGCCCAGAAGTTATGGATAAACATTATAACGAGATGACAGAAAAAGAGAAGATGGATCAACGGAGAGAGTACTTGGATAACCTCTAATCGAGACTGTCGTCGTGCCTCTCGATATCCTCCTGGGAGATCTCGACGTTATATCGCTCATTTTTGCCCCCGATAGGAGACTCATCGCCATCCTCTAACTCATGAAGTCGGTGAGTGAGTGTGGCCACGTTGCTCTCCAGGAGCTCCACTCTTTGCATTAGCGCGAACATCTCGTCATTTAACTCCTCGACACTATCGGCATCGATTTCGGACACCATGTCTGCGGGGTACTCTTCACCAATGCATTAAAATTGTATCGATTTAATCTAATTATGTTAAGATACAACTTACAAAATTATTCCAGGATCGACTTAGACTGAGTATCTGATACGATCGCCGGAGTCGACATCTGGCTCAGGCATCGACTCCAGAACCGAGCACTCGACATCATAATTGTGATGATCCAGGTGTGGGGCTGGACTCGTAGCCAAATTGTCGGCATCGAGAAGATCGGTTGAGTCGATCCACCCACGGAATCGGATGATCCCATTGCCTTCGTCGACGAACGCGCTGATGTAGACGTCAGGCGTCTCCGAGCGCTTCTCGTGGTTTTTTCTCGCCACCATCAGGCTCGGGTTCCGGCCATCGTAGTCATCAGACTTGACGTCGTACGTCATCTTTTTCCCATCGATCTCGATCTCACCGTCGAGGCCTCCATCGCCCGATGCTGAAACGGAGGTATCGAGTTCGCACTCATCATAGGCGAGCATCAACCCAAACTCGGCCATCAGTCCCTGAACGTGAATATCGTCTCCACCCTTAGAACTCCAGTTGTCGTCCGTTGTCCGGCCGTCCTGGTAAGACTTGTTCCGCTCGTCGGCCAACTCCTGGATGAACTCCATCTCGTCGTCCGAGAGATCGATCTTGACGTCACCTGCGACGCCGAAGGAGTCGTTGGTTAGCGATGCAGCAAGAGGATTGTCAACTGACATGCGACAAGGAGCGATCAGCGAACGATGCGTCCGAAGCGGGTGCTTAGTCGTCAGCCAGTAGGCCGATGCAGATCGGCACTACGAGGAGTAGCAGGGCAGGAGCTATCGCGATCATCACCATAGAGAGCGCGCCCAAGAGCGCCCACCCGTGCTTACTCATCGAGATCACCTCGGACGACAAATGCGAGGAGATCTGCACCGAAATCGGAGAGTTGCCAGACGTCGGCACACCCTGGCCGGCTCTCGGCTCGCTCGATGAGTCCCCGATCGTGGAGTGATCGTACTCGAGCGCTGTTAAGATCATAATCGCGCGCGAGGAATCCGTCGTCTGTTGGCAGGCTCGAGAGTGTGCCCAATGTGCGATCCACAGTCTCGATCGTCTCCTCATCGATGTCGATCTCGATGCCATTCTGGACGCACTCAACGACGTGTCGGCCTTCGTCAGTGAGTTGCCAATCGATTGATCGGCCCATCTCAATCCCAGAGTCCTCAATCACGCCTGCATAGCGCATCTGGAGTAGCGTCGAGCGATCGAGCCCGATCGCTCTGAAACGGAACCCACCTTGGAGCTCGTCGAGGACGGCAGGTTGTTGGTTAGCAATTACGAGCTGCTCGAGGAGTCGGAGTCGATCAGCAGATGTCTCGTAGAGACTGGTGTCGATATCATCAGCAAACAAATCCATGCGACAGCGGTAGTGAGGCGATCCCGCCCGCCCTGCCTTGTCACCCCCCCGGGCGTGATATCCGTAATCGCCACGCGCCTTTAAAGAAAACCCCTTGGGGGTGGTAGATTAACGCCCGTTTTCCTGGTTCGCGCGCTCAAGTTGGTATCTGATCCAGGTTGTATTTCCCCGTGATTCGTCCCATTTCGGGCGCTCCAGGGCCGACGAGCGCATAATCCGCTCTGCCTGTGCGAGATCATCAGCCCAAAATACCGCCTTTTTCGCAAAATACCAGTCACGATTGCTCTTATCGGGATCATGGTATGTACCCTCGTACAGCGCCTTGAAGTCGTCGTCAGCAGAATTACACGCGCGTTGGATCAGTTCCTCGTCGTCATCGAGCAGCTCGACGTCGTTGTCCATCTCCTGAGCCGACGCCTCACCGAACTCCGTGATCGACGTCTCAGCGTCGTTCTGAGTCGACTCATCGAAGTGCTCGCGCTGGACTCTGGCCACGTCTCTGTCCTCGACCGAGCGAGGCGTGCCCTCGATCCACCTTCCTGTAAATGTAAAAAACCTGTCGCTCTGATATACCTCCAGCCCCTGCTCGTCGTTCTTATTTTGGTACGTTTCGTCGAGAGCCCCGCGAGCGTAGACGTGCAACCCCGTCCCGCTCGGCGACACCTCGGTGAAGCTCGACAGCTCGTTGACGATCTCGAGTGCGAGTTCGGAAATCTCACCAGACGTCGCGTCGAAGCAGTCGTCCAAGTCATACCCCACAACGTAGTGCTCGTCTGAGAGCACAAACCCCAGGCCGTCCGCGCTCTCACTCTGGCTCAACTCATCCTTGCTCGCATGAAGCCGATCGTAGGCGCCGTCGAAGTCAGTGCAGCTCGAGGTGTCAGTTGGGTCGATCCTCCACACCGAACTCCCGTCGGACATCACAGGCACCTTCTTTTGTTCACCGCCTGAGCCCTCCTCGTAGCGGAAGAGCACCCAGTACTCCATCTCTCGGAGCCGATCGGGGACGGTGAACATCCCCTCGTGGAGGTGCTCATCTGCGATAACTCGTTCGTCGTCTGATTCATCCTCAGTAGTCAAGATTGCAGTCATTGGTTTCTCTCGCACGATCCCTGTGCGACGTAGAGGCCTACAGATCGATATCTGGGCTAATTAGCAGATCATCGCCCAAAAGTGTTTTGCTGAGTTAATTTACTCTATTCGTATGTATCTGATGCAACTCGATCATCTATCACCGAGGCTGGATCGCTCGGCCCGACATCCTCATCATCGGCCTCAATCGGGATCGGTGTCGGGCGGGCACAATCATCTATCGACGCAGTACAATCCTCGGCCTTGAGCCATTCTGCAGGGATATGAGCAATTTCCTCGGGCATCTTGGCACGTTATCGGTAGTCACTACGAGCCCTTTTAAAGAAACACCCACCCAGGTTCGGAAATGTATCTTGCGGATACATTCTCATATGCCGTAATATATTTGTCAATATAGAATAACTACTTGTAGAGAATGAACCGACGTGCAGTACTGGGGACGATCGCAGGAAGCTGTCTCTGTGCAACTGCTGGGTGCACGACAATCGCGGACTCCGTTCTTGGCCCACCCGAGTCCGACTACGTGGGAATTGACGTTATGATCGACACGATCGGATCGACGGGCGTCACTGTAACCGTCTCGTACTCTGATGACGATGATGCCACTAAGTCGGGGACGATCAATGGCCCGGCCAGTATAGAGTTTGGCCCTGAGATGGGCGAGAGCCCATATGAAGTCACAGTTGACATCAATATCGCTCGTCCTGCTACCACTGACGCAGATGTCTCGATCTCAGGCGCCACGCGATGGACTGATTACGGGGGGAGCGGGCTTGAGACACTGAAGCGGAAGACAATCAGTGACGACGGCACTGTGTCCTGGCACGCCGGACATCTGTAGTCTATCTTGATCCACCAAATCTCTGATAGTGATTGAGCCCCTACGATCACGTCCGTATGTTGCTTTCTATTCTCGACACCGTAGAGCCGTTTGTAGACTCCCAGATCGAACGTAGATCACTATTAGCGGGCTTCCGCGACGGCCTCCTACACATCCGGCCCGCCCCTGCTGTCGACGAGGGCTCCGAGCTGCTCGGCGAGCACTACTCGTTTGCCTACATGGGAGGGTACTTCTGCAAAAGCCTCCTGGCCATCGCCGGCGCAGCTGAGTACCTCCCGAGCCTGGCCTGATCTATATCGCGCTTTCGAGCGTATCGGTACATTACATAGTTGGTTCACTACTTCTGCATAACATTTTAGACACTTCATATACTACTTAGATACGTACGCTTAGAGAGGAAAAACTATGGGTGATTTAGCCGAGTGGTTATTCAAGGTTGGTTATCTTCCTATTCGACACCAGTCGGTAAAACACGAGTTCCTTCGTTGGTATCGGACGGCAGCGCTCGATTCTTATGTCATCGAAGGACTCGACGCTGATAACGCTGATTTAACGTCTCTTGCTCTGGATGCTGCGAGCCACGCCGAGCATTTCGACGACGAAGTGAGGATTCTCGAGATTTTTGAGATTTTTGAGAAGAAATTGGAGCAACTCGAGACGTGGTTTCACTATATCGTACTCGGATCTGTCCTCTTCGGTGGGAGTATGACAGCTACCGGTGTATATGCTGTGAGAGCATACCTCATTGAGCTCGTATTAAGCGCTCTTGGTGTGCTAACCGGCGGATCAGCACTGGTTGCGATCTCACTCTATTACGCACTGAAACACTATTTGAACAACAGTGCTGAATTGATCAAGTTGTTTAACGAAGAACTCACAGAGAAGCCCGGCCATATCCGTCGCCACGATCGAGAGTGGCCAGATCTGGCAGCAGCCTATTTCTGGAACGAAAGCCTCAGTCGTCCACCAACGATATTGGTGCTGATTCTACTCTCAGTGATACAATTCATCCGCCCGTCTCTCTTTGGGCGAATCTCTGCCGATCTGCAATTTAATATTCAGGAATTCATCAAAATGGATGCGAAAGATATAGTGAAACACCAACTCGATCGAGTGCGTGATGTAGACGCCCCTCCCTATACCGAATACCCATCATCGCCCGAGCAATAGGCCTCTAATCGGTGATGATACGATCTCCGTTTGGGTGAATCACGCGCAACCATTTGGGCCCACAGAGGCATCTGGATGCCCATCTTCAATACGCAACCCCCGTACGTCCGAGACTATTACGTGTCGTATGTCTTTACGTCTCCGCGCGAGCGGACATGGGGGTTGATTTAGGGCGCCGTCACCCGGTTTTCACCGCTACCCCCACACACGGGTGTGTCTGAGTCTTTATACTACGTCGCACTACGACACAGATTTCTGTTTAAGTAGCACCACACCCCAATTTTCAAGTGCTTTTCGGCAGACAGCGTGCTTGTCGATTCGTGATTCCTTTATCGATTTATAAGCGATCACGAGCCAAGCAGAAGCCTATCACAAGCATCACTGACGACGCCTACCCCAATCTAATGGAACTTACATTTCGTCTCGCCGTATGCACACCCGGCCTCGACACATCGACTGCACTTGTGGACGCCGGGATCCACTCTCGTTCCACAGCATTTGTAGGAGGATTTCTCCCGAGATGAGCCACCTGGATTTGCGCCACCATCTGACGATCGATTGGCCATCCCCTCAACCAACTCCTCGATATCGTCAGGTGAGAGAAGCTCGGTGTCAGTATCGTCCTCGGATTTCCTGCTGGCCATAGCTACATGCTATCTCCTACCATGATAAATGTAAGGGAGGGCATTATTCATTTCCGGCAACACGACTCTCGATATTTAAATGGAAACCGAAAATCGTCGTCTGATGGTGGGGTTCAGTCAACACTGACGCAAGGATTAGATTGACTCGAAAACAAAACCAGGCAGTAGAGAGCCCAACGATCACCGTCAAGGTAGACTCAGAACATGGCTAAAGCGACTCGAGAGCCCACGAGACGTCGAACCTGAACAGTTAACCAACAGTCAGCCCCGACAACGTCGTTCGTTGGTTAAACGTTGTCCAGTGTCTGGGGTGAGCTCGATCACAAGCGGGGCAGAGGTGATCAGGTGCTGGGCCGAACCGCACGAATCTGGAACTACGTTCTGGGATCAGCAAAATTATTCTGTGTTCTGGAACTATACTCAATACCGACGCTCTCTTGCGATTGTGGCATCATCGGGGCATTGTCGCATCCACTTAGGAGAGATACTTGCCACAAATTCGATCTAAAGTGTGACATATCGAGGCTGAGTTTGTCTCATTGGGGCAAATGTGCTTAGGTTCTCCAACCCCTACCATCTCGTCCGCCGAGCTCAATCGGTGGACGCACGATCCCACCTCTCGTTTCTCTCGCCGATCCCGACGTCGGGTAGTCGTCTTTTCACAGAATAGGTGTGGTGCCGAATAACTGGCGCCGAACACGGCGTCGACACCCACACCATTTTCTCGCCCGACGAATTCACTCTCAAGATCTCCCCAGGGGAGGGGCTCGCAATCAACGTCGCACCTATGTCTAACCAAGGTACTGAATCCGGCTGTCCCGAGTGTGGTTCCTCCAAGTACATCCCGTCGAGTGGTTGCTCCCTCTGTCTCGACTGTGGATTCAGCCCGTGTAATTGACTAACCGACACTCACCAGTAAAATCGACAATTGTCGAAATAATTGGGCCTAACGGAGAGCACAAATCCTCGAATCACCCTGTTGCTACAGACACTACAGGCGCCTCTGTGAGCGATTTCAGAGTCGGGATGATTGTTGTCTCTCGGTGATTACTAAGAGCTACTCAGAGGCGACTGAGATGTCCTATGAGCGACGCCAGTATATAGCCGTTGCTCACCGACTCATTTCAGGTTGATAGCGACACTATTTCCTGTTGACTTCTACGACGGGGGCCACTACGTTCTTACCCAACAGGGATACTATCTGTACCGAACTGCATACACTCTTCTGCTATGATTGGAATTTTACACGGTGTTGTTGTTAGTAACAGCACTGTACACAGCTCTTAGACGAAAGGGAAGTATACTCTTAGACACCAATGGAAGACGGTCGTAACCAACTATGATACTGTCGTAGACGCCATATCTCTATCAGTTATACCCGATACAGCTGAGCTCGCGATCGCCGGCCAGACGATGTCGACGATCGCTGAAACTGCCTTCTCAGTCTGATTCGACAGCAGCGCTCGCTGATTCGACGACTGTCGAAATACATCGCGAACTGTAACTGTTGAGCTCGAGCGCTCATGCTCGCTGCTCGATCGAGGTGCTGTCGTTGATCGCACCACACACCTCGTGCAAAGCTCTTCGAGGCCGACGACGTCGACGCCCGGGCAGACAGGCATCTTTGTCGGGCCGGATCGTCCCCCGAGAAATCGGTTCTACGGAAAATTCCTCGCTCTCTCTGGCTCTACAATATCCCGATTGACTCTGAGGCCAGAATTGTGGATACCCCTTTCATCAGACGAATACCCCCAGTTGATCAAATTCGACGACGAAGTCGTCTGGTGAGCCGTCTTCAGCACTCGAACCTGAGAGAGTGAAAAAGTCTGAGCCTCAGATCTTGTTTAGATCTTGATCAAGCAGAATATGGAAGAAAACAAACGGGGTGACGCTTAGGGCCAGTGCGAATATGAGATAGTATAGCGATGAACTCGCTCTGACTATCGCCTGAATCGTAAATCCAATTGCCAGTACGATTACTCCCACTTTCTGGTAGTGTTGTCTCAACTGCCCTTGCTCTCTCTCAATTTCCCTTTCCAGCCAAGTTACTACCCGTGTAGTCGTAAGATAAGTCTGATCTCCATCTGTCGCAAAACTTCCACGCAGGTTTGATTCCGAACTGGATGACTGTTCTCTAACGAACCGAAGAGCCCCATCGTCTGAAGGATGGTTCGGGATGTATACATTCACCTCGTAGGGACGTTCGATCGTTCCCGCCTCTCTGGAAAGGACATCCATCAAGATTTTGTAATCATCGTCACCACGAAGGAAAGAGCCACCATTCGCTACCTCATCACGAATACTGCGGATCTCTCGGAGTTTCTCTGTCCAAAGGAGATACCTTTTGAATGGCGGAATATCTGGTAGTACGATGATAATCGCTCCGACGGCATCAATCGTCAGGCCAGCTACTGATAAAAAATCTGTAACTTTACTCATGATTTAACAGTCGATAGGAACTTTTCGGAATCGGCTATTAATAACATTCCTGATCGAAGTATCGCTGGTTCATTCGCGATCTGGCGGGCCGGATCGACGTTAATTTACAATGGAACGATCCTGATCAGGCCGACTCTCTCACGTTGACGGCGTCAATACCCCACACTACTGTGAAAACACCAACTTCCCGATCCGGAACGGCTCTATCCGTCCAGGTACTCTGTAAGGGAGAAAGAAACGGCCATTGTACGAAACGATACTGTTGCGACTGTGGAGCGCCCACAACGCCCCTACACCAACGCGCCGACGTCAAGAGAAGATAGAGAGAACAGACGTCGAACACGAAGACGAGTCGTTCAGACTCGACGTGATCCTACTCCCATCACGGCTTCGGGGAGCATCATACCCAAGAGGAGTGCAGCTGGATACTCAGCTTACGCGATATGGCGCGATCGTACTCTGCTGCGACGTATCAGATTGTAGTGGTTAGACACTAATAAGGATTCTGGTAGCGTAGAACACGGTGGATAGAGCGACTCTATTACCAATACTCGATTATTCGTTTGACGAAAGTAGTATGATAACTTCGACGTCTCCGTTGATTTGACTCAGCGCCGGAGAAGTGTAAAAAGGTAGTAGTACCTATAGGTAGATACGGATAGCCTATGTCGGATGTCTCGGGTGACGATTTTACGAGTGTCTGCCTCACCGCCTGCGATAAGCGTCGCCTCGATGCAATTATCGAGGCGGAGTTTGACGGCGATGCCTCGTATCGACGAGTGATCAATGAGCTCGTCGACGAACACGGTGTTGATCACGACGAGGTGCTCTCGGAGCAGACGGTGGACGAACTCGCATACGGAGCTACTGACTAAGATGCAAACTGTGGACAATATCGCCTATCTAATTTGCTACTCTGCGGATGACGCTGCTGACTTTCCGAGTCTCACTGATCGACTCGAGGAGACGGCGTCACGCCTCTCGAACGCTGACGTCGGTGAGGACGACGCTGGCAACGTTGTGATTGCTGTCGGGCGACGACACGATCACGGCGAGTCGGAGCTACTCGATCGGATCGAAGACTATGCTGGACAGCTTGAGAGCTACCAGGCGCGTCGTGATCGCCACGACGAGTGTATCGATCATGATGGAGATCCCTACGGCCGAGACGACGATGAGAGCCTGATGGATCGCTTTGGTGAGGAGATTCGTGATGACGAACTCGATGGTGATCACGATGAGTGATGGCGGTGTCCTCGACGAACTCGAGATCAACACCTATGATGTCCCTGTCCAGCTCGATTTGGCGAAGTTCGGCACCTATGACGAACTTGAGCTTGCAGTTGTCGAGACGGCTGCCAGCTCGATCGTCCGGCACGTCGAACAGTTTGACGAAGGGGATCAATCCCACATCACGACGAAGGTGGACTTCAATCGCGAGGGTGTCAAAGAGGCCTTTCACGACGACGAAACGGAGCACCTCGTCGTCGAGACGAAGACGCGACTGGGCGTCCTCGGTAACCAGCTCGAAGAGATCGAGATCGAACTATGAGTGAGGACGAAGTCGAGTGCGAATACTGTGGTGAGTCGTTCCATCCGCAGGGAATCGCTGCTCATCAGCGTCACTGTGAGCCTGGTGAGGATGACGAGGGAGAGTCGGAACGGATGCTCGAACCAATCGAAGAGAAAGCAAACAGCCGGGATGGTGGCCTCTGTGTCGGCTGTGGGACTGATCGATCGCTCGTCTTCCATCGCATCGATCCAGACATTGAGGGCGATGTCACGAACATCGTGACGCTCTGCGCCGATTGTGAGTCGAAAATCGAGGGGCTCCGTCCCCTGACAAAACGGACGAAGATTTTCCACTAACTCCATCATGGCTACCAACGATTCTCTCTTTGCTCATTGCGAGGACTGCACTCGAGTGTTCAGCACTGACGACGAACTCGAACTCCACCAAGAGCGAGTCCACGATAACTGACTGCGGTTTTCTATTACTATGACTGACGACAACGAAGAGACGCGAGGCGCACCGGAAGGAAATGATAACGCGGAGAAACACGGCGTCTATTCGGACAGAGAGCTATTGTACCAGCGTCTAAGTGATCACGAGCAGCAGCTCGTCGTCGACATTTCGACGGATCTCCTTGATCGCTTCGAGGGCGAGGTTGGTGCCTACGAGCGCGAGGCGATCCGGAACGCTGCTGTGGACACTGTGAAGCGACGCCGGGCGAACGAGTATATTGTTGCCCAAGAACTCATCAAGGACAACTCTGAGGCGTCTGAGCGCGCTAATAAGGCCTACTCGCGTCTTGTCAAGGACACGACTCGGGAACTCGAGAAGCTCGGCCTCCTCCAGGACGGCCCGGCGATGAAGTCGGCTGACGCCCAGGAGGGATGGTTTAGCAAGCTCGCAGATGCATCGAGTTCGGACGACGACTAATCTCTACATTCCCTCTCTCACTCTCTGTCGCAGCGTCGCTTACTGACTGTCTATCTCTGATATCATGTCTACAGAAGCCGAGTCTAACCCGCTGGAAAAGTTCAACGATGGTGAAGATCGCTACATCAACTTCGCGGAGGATGTCCTTCAGACATCGCTCACGAGCGTCCAGCAGCAAATCCTTCGGGAGGTAACGCTGAATCGCCAGACTGTCGTTTGCAGCGGGAACGGCGTCGGCAAGAGCTACTCAGTCGCTGTCCTGATCCTCGCGTTTCTCTATTGTAACAAGAACGGGAGTGTGCTCCTCACAAGCGGTTCGTACGCTCAGATGGAACAGACGGTATGGCCAGAGGTTAAGAAGCTGCTCAACGACGCTCGTGAGAATGGCTTCCCGCTCCCTGGAACGCCCAAGGAGGCCCAGCCCCGGATCGAATTCGAGAATCATCCGACGAAGTCATTCCAGACGATCAGCTCGAAGCACCCCGACTCGCTTGAGGGCCGACACGCTGAGTCCATGCTGGTGATCGTCGACGAGGCCGACAAGCAGGCGGTGGATTCGGCCGTGCTCGAGTCGGCCAGATCGAGCGTGACGGACGACAACGACAGGTTCCTCGTGATCGGCAACCCGCCGAGGGAGGAATCCAACTCGATGTGGGAGGTACTCACTGATCCGAACTTTCGGACAGTGAATTTCACCTCCTTCGAATCGCGTAACGTCCAGATCGACGCCGGGCTGAAGGAAGGCGAAAAGCTCCCAGGCCTGGTAGACTTGAGCCAGGTAAAAGCCGACTGGCAGAACTGGCATCGGGGCAAGGAGTTCCCTGGCGTCGAGGCCTGCATGGAGATGGTGGAGCGAGACGACGCGACTGGCGTCCTCGAACCCACTATCGATGATCTCGACGAACGCTGGTATCGTCGACGCCTCGGCTGCATTCCAGCTGAGGGATCTCAGTCCGTCCGTCCATTCCACGTTGAGGACGTCTCGTCAGCAATGAATCGGTGGGACGGGATCAACGCCGACTACGAGCCTGACTACGACGCCTACGGTGTCGATATCGCACGAGGCGGTGGCGACAGGACGGTGATCGTCGGGATCACACCGAGTCGTGTAGATATCCTGGCCAACGTCGAGAGCCCGGGCGATCACGCCGTGAACAAGCGTCTCGTCGAGGAGCATGTCGAGGACACGACGACGCCAGTCATTGTCGACGCGATCGGTGAAGGCTCAGGGATTGCAGACGAGCTCAGTCGAGAGTACAATGTTACTCGCTTCAAGGCGAGCGAGAAGGCGATCGAGCGCCAGAAGTACTACGACAAGCGCTCCGAGGCGCTCGGGAAGCTCGGCCAGTGGCTTGACGATGGTGCCGTTGATCCCAGCACAGAACTCGCAACTGAGCTTCGAGCAGGGGCCCGCCACATCGAGTTTGAGGAGAAGACGACGCGCTCGTCGCAGAGTTGGACGGCAACCTCGAAGGACGAACTGAAGCAGAGTGATTCGCTGGGCCGATCTCCTGACTTGCTTGATGCAGCCTCGTTGGCTGCGTGGGGTATGATGGTTGAACAGGCCACCTCGAATGCAGGATTTGGATTCTACAGCTACTGATCGATCTATCTACGATCTTATATGATTCGCGACAAGCTTTCTGACGCACGAGAAGCCCTTCTGGGCGACGGAGAACCGGACGTACAGACGCAGACACGCCGACTCGGCTACCAACCCTATCGAAGTGGTGGGATTGACTCGATCACACCGACGACTGGTGAGCTCGACACGTACTGGGAGCAATACCAGACGTGCCCGCTCGTCCGAATTCCAATCCGGATGTATGCCGAGGACATTATCGAGCCTGGGTATCGAGTCGACATCGATGATGATTCTCTCGCCGAGAAGCTGGAGTCCTGGCTCGAGGAGGCAGCTATCATTGCCGGTGAGTCTGATCGCGACGTCTCTCAACTCTTCTACAACAAGATCATCCAGAAAGAAGTCCGGGGGACTGGACTAACTGAGATCGTTCCCCAGGAGGGTAACGAGGACAATATCTGGGGATTCCGACTAATCAACGTAGCGACTGTCAACGGCTACACGTACGAGGACAAGGCGATCCTGATTCAGCCAGAGGATACTGATCACGATGGTGTTCTCCTCACTGATCGTGGTGAGGCAGCAGCCTACGGCCAGTGGGACAGTAATGCGTTTGCAGGCCCGTTCGACGACAAGAACACTGTCTTCCTCTCCCAGAATGACGTCGTCAAGATGACACAGGACGAGGACACGAGCGAGATCTTCGGTACCTCGACGATCGAGCCTGTGTCTGATCAGATCGAGGAGCTACGTCAGATGCTCAACGACACATCTGAGGCTGTCCACAGCAAGGCGTGGCCTCATTGGATATTCAAGCTCGGCGAGCCCAATGGCGACATCTCGAACCCCAGAGCGGGAATTTGGCCCGAAGAAGAAATCAAGAACTACCGGAACTCGCACAAAGGGGGCGAGTGGAGCGCTGGACAGAAGGACTTCGTCCCTGGTGACGTCGGCGTCGAAGTGATCGACTCCGACGTTCCTGAGATCAAACCGCTATTGAACTGGTACGTCGAACAGATCATCACGGCGATGCCGACGCCGAAGTACAAGATCGGCCACGCTGATTCCGTCAACCGCGACATCACGAAGACGCAGCAGGAGCAGTACGAGCGTAAGGTGAAGCAGGAGCGTCGACGTCTCGAACGAGCGTTCACGCCCGTCATCCGTCGGAAGGCACGTGAGCTTGGTGCGTCCGAAGAACTCGCGTCGTCCGTCGAACTCAAGATCGAGGAGGATCGCACCGAGAACCCCCTCGAGCGAGACGACTTCGACTCCAGCGAGTTCGCCGAGTTTGCTCAGGGGATCAACAACCTCGCTGGCGAGGGCAGCCCGAGCGAGATCGTCAAGCCCGACGAAGTGCGGGAGATGCTCGGGCTCACCACCCGTGCAAACAGCGAGGACGAAGACGACGGTGACGACTTCGAGGACGAGATGGCGTCCCTCGACGAAGACGACAAGGAAGTCCAGGCGCAGTTCGAGGAACTCTACGGTGAACCGCTGACGCCGGAGGACGGTGGGACGGACGAGCAATCGGCAGCTCCGAGCGCTGACTGATCTTTAACCAACACCAGCGCCCGTTCGTAGCCGAGTGTTGGTTAACTTCTACCAATGTCTGAGCAAGATCCCACCCGAACGAAGACGCTCCGGAAGGAGTTTGGCGCAGAGTTTTACAAGCGATTTCGCAGAGTGAAAGGCCACGTCCGAGAGTCGATCGAAGACAAGGACGTTCTCAGTCTGGGCTCACAACGAGTCCAGAACGATGCGCCTGATCCGTCGAGCTTCAAGTTCCTCACCGATCCCGAGAAGCGCGAGCGGTTCCAGGCCTGGCTCGAGAAAAAGGTGGCCGAAGAGGTGCTCGTCGTCGAGGATCGAGATGTAGTTCGTAATGGAGAGCACTACACGGCGGAGTACATCAGGAAGGCCTACCAGAAGGGTGTCGAGAACGCGACGTCCGAGCTCAACAAGAACGACGTCGATGCCGAGGAGCTGGAGAACGTCTTCAACAAGCCGATTCACGCTGAGAAGGCCGAGATACTCTATCTCCGAACCTACGACAATCTCGTAGGGATTACCGAGGCGATGGACACGCAGATCTCCCGCGAGTTGTCGAACGCGATCACGCAGGGATGGAACCCGCGCAAGGCAGCTCGGAGCATTAACGATCGCGTCGATAAGATCGGGCTCACGCGGGCCCGAACGTTGGCCCAGACGGAGATCATCCACGCCCACGCGGAGGGCACGCTCGATCGATACGAGTCGGCAGGTGTCGAAGAAGTCGAAGTCAGGATCGAGGTAGCCTCGGACGGCCGACAGTGTGTGCAGTGTGAACGACTCAGGGGTAACGTGTACACCATCGAGGAGGCCAGGGGGATGATTCCCCTCCACCCTCGATGTCGGTGTACGTTCAGCCCTGTCATCGACTGACACTACGGAGGATTCTATCTATGCCACTTATTTGGACTAACGAAAACGATCGCGTCGAACGGACTCACTACAAACCGGAACTGCTCGATGAGAGTCAGAAAGAAGGCTCGATCAGTGTCGACTCTGTGCCTACCCCAGATTCTGAGGAGGATGGAACGCCAGTGCTCTACTACACGAGCGAGAGCGGGTTCTGGTACCAGTACAAGTGATCTAATTTATGGCAGGAGACTACGTCTACGCAGGTGATGGGAGCGATCTCGTAATCTTCAATTCATCTGATGGTTCAGTTGATGAGCGTATCTCGTTTAGTGATGACATCCAAGGAGTCATGCCTGATATGGATGACAACGTCTATGTTGGGCAGGATACAGGTGTTGTCAAACTCAATTCAGATCGGACGAAGGGATGGGAGTTTAGTGATGGATATAAGTCAGTTACCCAGATCGCAATCGGGCCCAATCAAAACTACATCTATGTTGGGGAAAATGGGCGGTTCTACAAAATCGACATTGAGACGGGTGAGGAAGTTTGGGTAACGTACGTTCTTGACGATCAACTCACTGACTTCACGTTCGACGAGCAGGGGAATGTCTACGCTTGCGCCTATCGAACGTCAACCGTCGTCAAGATTGATCCTGATACAGGGAATACACTCAGCAGTTGGGATGAAGCTGCTGATGGGTTTCAGGTAGTTGGTATTCTTTATCACAACGGGGACTTCTACGCTGCTCCCTACGACACCAATGGCCTCTACAAGAACGATGGGTGGCAGGGTACCCAGTTGGGGTATTTCACTGACGTAAGCGCTGCAAGTCATTCCAATGTCGTTGTCGATGATAACGACATCATCTACTTCGGGGAGTCCAACTACACGTGTGCTGTCTCCACTGACTTGACAAAGCAGTGGGAGACGTTCATGGACTCAAGCGCGAGCAACCCCTGGATGACGTCTGTGAGTGTCTCTCCAGATGCGCTCTTCGTAGGTGAACGATCCGAGTATAATACTCACAGGCTCGCTAAGGACACTGGTGAGATCGAGTGGACGGGGACGGAGGCTGGCCCGAGGTACGACGGCTCGATCGGTGCGTATCCACAGTACGAAGCCTACGGGAGTGACTGGGCTGGCACGACGACGAAGACGGCCTCGGCGACGAAGGTGAGCGCCTCGGCATCGTTCGAGACAGTCAGCGCGAACCGAATCGCTACGGCGAGCCCGAACACTGTCTCGGCCACCACAACGTTCGACACGGTTAGTGCGAACCGAATCACCACAGTGAGCGCGAACACCGTTGCAACGACAGCTGACGCGTCGAGAACGGTTGGAGGAACTGCATCCACCTCGGTGTCTCCAACTGCTGTGACGGCGTCCACGACGCCTCAGACGGCGTCTGGAACTGCGAGTACGACGGCGAATCCTGAACTCATTACAGCGTCCACGACACCAACGACTCCGTCGACGACTACCACAGCGACGCCTGGGACGACGATGGTTTCGGCGAGCACGACTCCGCTCACTGTCGACGGGACGGGGATCGTCTCCCCGGAGGGCCAGGACGAGCGTCTGCTCCTGAACTACATCGATCAGAACGCCGACAACCAGTTCCAGTGGCGTACCGCCGATGGGACTGTCGATCAGACTGTGCCCTGGGATGGGGCGCAGGGCATCTATCTCAGACTCCCCAGTGGAGAGTTCTACACCTATTATAGTGGGACGCTCTACAAGCGGGATTCGACTGGTGAGAACGTGCTGTGGAGTACGTCCACGCACGGAGGCCCCAACGATATCACGGTGACGCCTAACGAGCATCCGGTGATGATCTCCGACGCGGGCTCGGAGAGTGACTTCCTGCTCGAGTGTTTCGACAAGAACGATGGGACGCTCAAGTGGGATCTCAGTATCACGGGCTTCAGCGTGATCCAGCTCTCGAACGGGAACCTCCTTACCGGGAACGGGGACGTTCTCCAGGAGATCGATCCAACTGACGGGACGATCGTTACCGATCACGACACCGGCAACCACGATCGCTACTTCCGTCGGAACGAGAACTACGTCTACACCAGTGATACGAGCACTCCGACGACGATCAGGCGTCACGACTTCGATCTGAACGTCGTCGATTCAATCGATCTCTCGTCGTACACCAGTAGTAGTGTAGTCGAAGCGATCGAGGCGGGTTCTGGTGGTGCGATCTACGTCGTGTACAGCGACGGAATGTTGATCAAACTCACCCAGGATCTCACCGTCGACTGGACGTTCGACACCGGCTACTCGACGTCCATAGAACTCACTCCGAAGTTCAACGGAGGTGTCTACGTTGCACGGATGGGGACTGCGAGCGACTCCAAGTGGGGCCTCGTCGACGAGACGCCCCAGTTCGTCTGGACGGAGAGCAGCACGTCGACGTCGATCAGTGGTGGACACTTCGCGTCTGCTCCCCGTTACGATGCGTACACCACGGAGTGGACAGAGGGCGTCTCGGTGTCGGCAACGCCGTCTCACACCAGCGGGACAGCGGAGATGCTGACGCCAGGGAGTACGAGTGTAGCAACAGGAGTACCCACCCAGGCAACGGCGTCGTCGACGATGATGCAGCCGTCGTCGACTGCGAGCGCGACGGCATCACCGATGATAGTTAGTGCGACGTCGACGCCACTCACCCCCTCCGTGGCTGTCTTCGGAAACACGACGACTGCGGACGTAACGCACGTCACGGCGTCGACGTCGATGCACACGCCGGAGGGGACTCGCACCAACCTGGCGACAACCGAACACGTCACGGCGTCGACGACGATGGAGACGCCGGATGGGATCGCGAAAGGAATTGCGTCGCCGACGACTGTGACTGCGTCGGCAGAACCGTTGGCACCATCGAGCTCAACGTTCACGTCGGTGGAACCAGCCACTGTATCTGCGAATGCAACCTTCGATCCGGTGAGCGTCTACACGACTGCACAGTCAGCTGTAACGCACGCCAGCGCGTCGACGTCGATGGTTACTGTTGAGGGCACCAGGATCAAAACAGCAACTCCAGACGTAGTCACGGCGTCTGCAACGATGCTCTCGCCGGAGAGCACTGGGATCGCACGTCCGTCGATCACGAGCCCGACTGCGTCTGCTGTCTCGCTGACTCCCACTGTGCAAAGCCAGACGAGCGCAACCCCGATCCACGTCGAGGCTACCGCTGACACGCTCACACCCGAGGCAGTGAGTATCGTGACGGCGACACCGACGATGTACACTGCAACGACAGAGATGAACACTGTCGTCGAAGTGAACCGACGTGTGGGGAGACTTCTGGATGGCTCGAACGAGAGTGGGCTCTCGTCTTCGACGAACGACTCGATCCTTTCGGGATCGAACGACGCTGTGCTTGACAACGATCAGTAGCGAACCGCTCGAAGTGCTCTATTTGTCTCGACATGGCAAATGTGTTATTAATGTCGCAATCGTATAGATAGGTACGAAATCACTGACTCGGTGTCTTCTACCGAGTCACTTCTGCCGTCGGATCGAACACTGATCAGTTTTCCTTCACGTATTTATCATGCCTGCCAATCTGCACGATCAAGGCGAGCAGCTCGTCCTCGACTCTGCACTCGGTTCTCGAGATCTCGAAGTCGGTGTCTTCAACGACGCGACTGACTCGCTTGGGGACGGAGCGACGTATAGCGACATCACTACCGAACCGTCTGGAAGTTCCTACGCTACCCAGTCTGTTGCTGGTGGTAGCGTTAGCCAGGACAGCAACGGTGTCACCACCATCGATCTGGGGACGCTCACGTTCGACGCGTCCGACAGCTCCCAGAACGTGGACGCACTGTACGTCCGTGACTCGTCCTCGGGTGATCTGATCTTTACGAACACGCTCGATCAGGAGTACGATCTGGGCTCGATCGATCAGCTCGAACTCTCGAACCCCGGGATGCAGCTCGACTAACGCTGGTGATTCTCGATGGGTGAGATTTTTCATCTCAAAGCCGGCGACACGAGGCCCGAACTGGAGGCTGTTCTCGAAGATCAGAACGACGAGCCCATCGATCTCACCGGCGCCGATGTCTCGATTCGTCTCCTCGAACCCCGAGGTGGGGACGAAGTGCTGAACGAACCCATGACGGTGTCTGACGCAACCGGTGGCACCGTCCGATACGTCTGGGCTGACGGTGACACCGGTGATCCAGGGCGTTATCGCACCGAGTTCGTCGTCACCTATGCTGACGGCTCGGAGGAGACGTTCCCGAACGACGGCTATCACGACGTCGTTATCACTGGCTAATCTACTGCTATGTCTGATTCTGAACACGAAGTCGATCTATCGGAGCCGTCGGGCGTCGCCCGGTGTGCTCCACTTGACGGCCAGACTGAGCCCTACACTGTCCACGGTGTCGCGATCGGAGAAGGCGACACTACCTATGGAGAGAATGGGCCCAAGTTCTGGCCGGCCGAGGAGCTTCGGGCTGCTACGCAGTCGCTCGTCGGTGTCCCGCTTACGAAAAACCACGATGACGATCGCGTCGAGTCTGTGATCGGCGAAGTCGTCGACGCTGGCTACGAGGCCGGCCTTGGTGTCGTCTTCGAGGCCGAAGTCGACGACGAGGAGATCGCGACGAAGATCGCTCGAGGCCGACTTGAGGTGTCGATCCACGCGCTCCACACTCGTGGTGGACAGACGCAGGACGGCGAGATGATCGTCGAGAACGTTCGATTCGCCGATCTTTCCGTTGTCCCTCGTGGTGCGTCTCCCACCAACTACGTTGAAGCGGGCCCGAGCGAGGCACTCGCTTCGCTGTCTGCCGACGAGATGTCCGAGCTGATCGGGCACGAGTCTGACGCTGCAACGTCTCACGATTCTACTATGACTGATACTGATTCTGAACCCACGGATGAGGCCCCTGAGGCCGAAGCCGAGGCGTCTGAAGCCAACGCTGATACCACCGAGGCCGACGAGGCCGACGTGGAGGAGGCTGTCGCAGAGGACGCTGAACCCGACACGGGTGACGCCGACGAGGCCGAGGCTTCCGAGGACGTCGACGAGGCGTCTAACGAGGAGGCCAAGCTTCGTGGCAAGATCGAGGAACTGCGCGCTGAGAACGAGGAGCTTCGCCAGGAACTCCATTCTGTCCGACTGGAATATGCCGACACGCTGGCTGAAGCCTCTCCGTTCGAGGCTGAGGAACTTGCGGAACGATTCACCTTTGACGAACTCCAGGAGCGCTTCGAGGAGTCAGAGGCCTCCCTGACTGGTGGCGCCGAGGTGGACGAGACGTCTGCCCCGGCCCCCCGGACTGGAAGCGCTGACACCGAAGAGGAGCTCTCCAGCACCTCGGACGACGAGGCCGAGGAGATTGCCGAGCTGGAGCAGAAGGTGGAGAACTACGACGAAATGGGCTGGGACGCTGCCAAAGCACGGGCTGAGGAGCGTCTCGAACAGCTCCGTTCCTAACTGGATTGTCTGCTAACTGACGCGGTTTGCGGTTTCATTTAATTGAGGTTTTCATTTCATGGCTACTACTTCGTCTGACGTTATCGATCAGGAAGCGGTTCGCGCCGAAGTTGAACAGATTGCTCGGGACAACCGACAGTTCCGTCGGGCGTTCCGCCAGCTCGACAACACCGATATCGACTCCAACTCTGTCGAAGTCCCCGTCGAGCAGGACGACGCCTCCAGCGCTGGTGTTGTTGGTGAAGGTGAAGCGTTCCCCGAGGACGGCCAGAACGTCCAGAAGGTGAGCGTTTCGCACGAGAAGTACGGTGTCGAAGTCCCGATCACCTACGAGGCGATCGAGGACTCGCTGCTCGACGTCATCGCGCTCCAGGCCGAGGGCAAGGCCGAGGATCTGGCAGACACCCTCAACAGTGCTGCCTACGACGTCGTTGCCGACTACGACAGCTCGAACAGCGTCTACAACAACCTCCAGGACAACCCGATCGGTGACGATTCGGGCACGATGGACTACCCAGCTGTCGTCGACGCGATGACGGCCCTCGAGAGCGAAGGGTTCGATCCCGATCTGCTCATCGTCTCGGCCGAGAGCAAGGGCGATCTGCTCAAGTCCGACGCCTTCACTCGTGCGAGCGAGTTGGGCGACGAGGCGATCGAGAGCGGTTCCTTCGGCGAGATCGCCGGTGTCCCCGTCTACGTCTCGGACAGTGGCGATCTCGGTGCTGGCGAGGGGATGATGTTCGACTCCGACTCGTACGGCTTCGAGTCGGTTCGCGAGCGCATCACCTCGGAGGAGTACGACAAGCCGGAGAAGAACAAGCGCGTCATCCAGATTCGCACCCGCCTCGGCTGGGAGGCCGTCCGTCCGAGCGCCGGCGTCAAGATCGAGGCCTAAACGCGGGTTTCCCTCCTCTGAGGGAACACTTCTCACTCTCTAATTTATGGCGCATATCACACACCACGACGTCGCTGAAATCCTCGAGACGGATCTGAACGAGGCCGAACTAACGGCGTTCATTGAGGACGCCCACACCATCGTCCAGAACCGGATCGCGGACTACACGGACGACGAGGATACGCTCGCAGCTGTCGAGACGTATCTGGCAGCCCATCTGGCGACGGCGAAGGAGCCCCGTGTTGCGACGGCTTCACACGAGGGCGCCGATGTCGAGCTCGACGCGGACGGCAACCGGTACTGGCACCAAGCCGTCCTGCTCGATCCGACGAATCGTCTTGCTCGCCCCAACGGGTGCACGTTCGCGACGACGTGATCGCTTCGTAAATGACTCCCTCCGCCCTGTTGATGTCTGACTCTGATCCCTCCGACGAGAGCGACGAGCAGGTGTCGCTCCTTCCGATCACTGATCTCCAACCCCACGACGACGAGATGAACGCGACGCGGTACGCCTATCCACCCGAGCTCATGCCTTCGGGGGAAGAGACGTACTCACTCCTCTGTGGGGACGACATCACAGCGATCTATACCGAGGGAGAGTCGGGCGAGTTCATCTTCTCAGATTCTACTCTGTCTCTCTCGAATATGCAATGACTGGAACCAACATCATCGGCCTCGCGAGTGTGCTCGATACACTCGACTACGAGCCCATCGGTGAAGTCAAATACACCGTTGGGACGAACGTCGAGTACGCGATCTACGTCGAGTACGGAACTGCGAGTCAGGCAGCCCAGCCCTATCTTCGGCCGGCTGTTGAGCGCGCAGTGCGTGATCTCGACAAGTACGCCGAGGAGGCCGACAGTGCCGAGGAACTCGTCGAGAAGCTCGCCCTCCGGATCGAGTCGGAAGCAAAGGACGAGGCTCCTGTCGACACAGGCAATCTCCGGGCCTCAATCGAAGCTGAGAAGGTACGATGAGCAACGTCTTCGACACTGCTGGCCGAGCGATCGGGCGGGCCCACAAGCGTCTTGCACACGACGTTGAGGTGATCAACTTCGAGTGGGACGCCGACGCCGGCGAGAACGAGTATTCCGACGGTGACTGGGTTGAGTCCTCCCGAACGACGGTTCCGGGGACGATGAGCCAGCCGGGTTCGATCGAACGTGACGTCGGGCCTGGTGGAAGCGACTCAAGTTGGGACATCACGATCTACGTCCCGGCCGACGACGCCAACGTCTCGGACGGCCAGGGGGACGAGGAGCGAGCCACCGAGTTTATCGACTCCAGGACTGGCGATCGATACCAGGCGATCGCTGTCTTCCCGCAAAGTTCCCTGCTCGCTGTCGACTGTGAGGTGATCTAATGGTTCGACGGATTCGAGACATCAAGCTCACCGTCCGAGATCTCCTCCGGGACAACTGGGACAACTCGCAACTGCCAGTTGCTCTTGATGAGTCGGACATCCACACCGGGTGGTTCGACGACGGCAAGGGCTACCCGCAAGTCTCTATCTCGAACGAGGAGGGTGGGCCCAAAGGAGGTGGTGAGACGGGCTACGTCGGGATCGACGGGAGTGGAGAAGGTGGCACTCAACTTCGGAGTGGCTACGTGCTCGTGACGGCCTGGGCCGGCTCTCGGGCCGACTACGAGAACAGGGGCGAGGACGAACTCCAGGCGGATGAGATGGCGTGGGTGATCGAGGACGCCATCAATGACAACCAGGCGCCTGGTGATCTGACGTCTCTTGCAGTTGGCAACCGCACGGCGCTCGTCGATGACGACGAGACGCCTGTCGAGCATGCCGTCCAGTTCCAGGTGCAGTTCACCTGGCACAAAACTCCCAGATAGAGCCCTCGATCCTTCTCCGTCGCGAGCCAACGAGGTATCGTTCATACAGACGATCTGCGGTTTTATTCATTTACTTTCTGATATATCATGACTAAGCAAGCTACGAACGCTGATAGCGGAATCCGTAACCACCGTGTCGAGTTCGTTCGGGAGACAGCCCCGGGTGAGGCGCCGGCCGATCCCGAGTGGCAGCTCTACTCGGACACGCTCCAGACGACGCTCCAGTGGGAAGCGGACGCACAGATCGAAGCACAGCGCGGTGTTGGTGACTACGAAGTCGAGGGCCACTTTGCTGGCGCCGAGGATCACTCTCTGACGATCGAGTATGATCTCCAGCGCTTCTTCGTCGACACTGACGGGAATCCGCTCGACGCTGCCGGTGACGCTATCGTCCGTGACAACGAGGGTGACGTGGCGAACACCCACACCATCGTCGATCGCGCCGACTATGGCGATACTCGTACCTACGTCGTCGCTCGGGGTGCGTATCCGAACGTCGACAGTGTTTCGGGCGATCCCGGTAGTGGGCTCCCGATCGGGCTTACCCTGGCCTACGAGGCCAAGTCCGTCCGGATGTTCAAGGTGGAGCAGCCCGACGGTGTCAGCCTCACTGTCCGCTCGACGTCGAGTGAAGACACTACACAGACGCTGACGCTTGAATCCGACAGTGGGACTACCACCGCTGATGTTTCGCTCGACGGGACGACTGGTGTCTCGACAACTGATCCGTTCGACTCGCTCGACGCGCTTGAGCTCGACGCAGACACGCAGGGTGACGTCGTGATCGAGGACGACAGTGGGAACGAACTAGCCCGGATTCCGGGTGCGGAGTCCTTCGACGGTGTCGAGGGTGCTCTGGGCGTCCCCACCCTGGGGGCTGGCTCGCACAAGGGCTCGATCGGCTCCGAGTACGAGACGTTCCTCGACGATCGCATCACCAAGGGTGGCTCCGAGCTTGCTGCCGAGGTTCGCTCGGCCGAGTTCACCGTCACGAATAACTACGAGAAGAATCCTGTTGCCGGAACCAAGCAGCAGGCGATCCACACCGGGAATCAGGACGTCGAGTTCATCGCGACGGTTGCGGGGGACTTCGAGCACCACGAGACGCTCACGGATCACCTCTCGGTGAACGAGTTCGATCTCGTTTGGGAGTTCGACGGTGGGACTGTCACCTTCACCGACGCTGTCCTGACTGGCCCCGGTACTGTCGGGCCCTCCAGCGGTGACGTTATCTCGACGATCGACAACACGTTCACCTCGAAGGGCGTCGACGTCTCCGCGAACTAAGCGACGGATCGGTTACTGACTACCTTTGCACGGGGTGAAGTTGCTGGCTAATCCCCTCCGCCGGCGCTTCTTCTACCCGTGCAAACCCAGACGAACACGAGACTGACATATTATGACTGACGACTCTGAACTCGAGATTGCACAGCCTGAGGACTTTTTCGTAACCCGAAACGAAGATGACGAACTTCAGCCCGTCACCCAACCCCTTCCGGGTGTCGAGGAGAAGATTCGCGTCATCCCTATGACGATCGGTGACGTCAACGAATACGGCAACGGAGAGGCCGTGAACCCGGCTGATCTCTCCAACGAGGAACTTGCCGAGATCTTCAACGAACACTGGTACGACGTCCGCGAGAACGACGACTTCGAGGTGACAGCGGACATGGTTGAGGAAGATATGATCGGCTTCGGAAGTGAGGCCGTGCTTACGGCGATTTTACGCGCGTCTGGCTACGACATGCAGAACGCGCTGAATATGGAGAACCTGGAGATGCTTCAGCAGATCGATGATCCGGGAAAACTGGAAAAGCTGATGGAGTTCGCCGATCGGAGCGCCTGAATCAGAAGGCACTCTGGCTCCATCAGCTACACGAACAGGGCTATCGGTTCATCGGCCCGACGAGCATCAATAAACTAACACTCCCCGAAACTCGGGTACTCCTCGAAGGCGCGAACCAGAAGGCCGAAAAGAAGGCCAAACAGTCGGGCCAGACGACGGATTCTGGCCGACACGAGCGCCCCACAGGGCAGCCCCGAGAGTCGGACAAGGAGTGGGTACAGCAGTTGGATAATCAGCAAACCAATTTCTAATATTTCTATCATACTCTATGCCATTTACTCCGAGCGGTGACGAGGGCATCAACATCGAGATCTCAGCTGATGACGACGGAGCCTCGGCTGCGTTCGCCGATGTTGAGCGTTCGGCCCTCGACATGAAGACAGCTGTCGCAGGAGCAGGTGCTGTGCTGGCCGGCGCCGGGGTTGCCGGCCTGGCGGGTGCGACGAAGGCAGCTGCTGACTTCGAGAGCGCGATGGTAGAAGTCGAGAAAGTGACGAATCCGGAGACGGCCGAAGAAATGTCGGCCTCGATCCGCGAAATGGCGGAGACGATCCCGCTGGCGCAGAAGGAACTCGCAGGGATCGCAGCCGACGCTGGCCGGTTCGGCGTCGAAGGGCCCGAGAATATCGAGAAGTTCACCGAGGCGACGGCGAAGATGGCCTCGGCGACGGACATGAATACCGATGAGGCTGGCCAGGCCTTCGCGAAGCTCGCTGAACTAACTAATACGCCGATCTCTGAAGTCGAGAACCTCGGTTCTGCGATCAACGAACTATCGAATAACACTGCGACAAGCGCTCAGGAGATCTCCGACTCGATGATGCGCTCGGCTGGTGCGCTTTCCCAGCTCGGGATGAGCCAGACGGAGATCGCCGGGATGTCCGCAGCGCTCAACGAAGTGAGCGAGTCGTCCGAGCGCGCTGGGACGCGAATGCGCCGACTCGGCCAAGAGATGATGAATCCCAAGAAAGCGGGCGATCTGGCGTCTGCGCTCGGGATGACGGAAGAGGAGTTCGTCAAGATGCGGGAAGAGTCCCCCGACGAGCTCATGCTCCGGATGGCCGAGGCCATGAAAGAGGGCGGAGACGAGGCTGATGCTCTCAAGAACGCCCTCTCGACGACGTCGAGGCAGGCCCTCTCTGGGATGGCCCAGAACATCGACGGGACACGGAAGGCCCTCGAGATGTCCAGCACGGCCTACGAGGAGAATACGTCGGTACAGGAGGAGTTCAACGCAGCGTCTGATACCTTCAACAAGAAGCTCCAGACGATGAAGAATCGTCTCCGGAACGTTGGGATTGTGATGGGCAACCAGATTCTCCCGGTGCTCACCACCGCGATGGACAAGCTGGCCTCACTCATCGACTCCTTCGCGAAGATGAACGAGGAGATGGACGGCCTTCCTGCCCTCATCATGACGATCGGGGCTGTCCTCACCGGGCTGGGTGCGATCGCTGTGACTGTCGGCCCGGCCATCGTCGGTGCCCTCTCTCCGATCCTCGCGCCGGTTGCTGCGCTCACGGCAGCGATCGGAGTGCTTGCCTATGCGTGGAAGAACAACCTGGGCGGGATACGTGGCGCGACGAAGGATCTTTGGGCTACTCTCCAACCAGTCTTCCAGAACGTCAAATCGATCCTGAAGACGGTGCTCGACGATTATGCGATCCCGCTCGCAAAGCGCCTGTACTCCGTCTGGAAGACGCAGTTCTCCGCTGTTCTCGCCGAAGTCATCGAGACGATGGGGGTACTCAAGAACCGGATCAAGATCGTCCTCAACGTCATCCAGGCACTCTGGAACCGCTACGGCACCCAGATAAAGAAAATCGCGACGACGATCTTCAAAGCGATTGAGTTGGTTGTCAAGACGGCGATGCGAGCGATCTCGACGACTATTCAGGTGATCCTCAACCTGATTCAGGGCGACTTCGACGAGGCACTCAGCGTCGTCCTGGACTTCTGGAAGACGACGTTCGACGACGTTCTCAACTTCCTCACTGGGAGTTTCCTTACTGGGCTCAAGGCCGGCCTGAAGCTCATCTTCAAGACGGGACGCGATCTCTTCGTCGGCTTCGGGACGTTCATCACTAACACGATCAAGAACACGTTCAACGGTATTACAAGCTGGATCGCGAACACAGGCCAGAGTCTGTTCTCGAGCGCGTTCGGTGGTATTGGAAGCGCGATCGAAGGCGTCATCGACTCCACGATCTCCTATATCAAGAATGGTATCACTGGTGCAGTCAACTGGATCGTGAACCAGATCGACGAGACGATCCAGGGTGCAGTTGACACGTTCAACGAGGCCGTCCCTGACAAGCTCGAAATCCCCGAGATCACTGTCGGCGGTGGCGAACTCGACATTCCGTCAAAGGATATCCCCAACCCTGTTCCGGGTGAAGACGGCTGGACTGTTGGTGGCGGAGATCTCGACATTCCGAGCCAGTCCGTCGGTGGCCAGTCGATGGATATGCCTCAGCTCGCAGAGGGTGGTATCGTCGATCAGACGACGATTGCGATGATCGGCGAGGCTGGCAAGGAGGCTGTCGTCCCGCTCGAGAAGCTCGATCACTTCCTCGACACTGCGTTCCAGGTCGGGATGCAGTCGGCCTCGTTGAGCCCCACCCCGGCACCCACTCCTGCTGGCTCCGGTTCTGGCGGAAGCAAGGACGTCTCACTGACGGCCTCGCTCCGTGTCGAGGGCGACGACAAGCTTGCCGAGATAATCCGCGAGCACGCTGAGATCGTCGTTGACGAGAACGAGCAAGATAAACACGATCGGATGCAGCGCTTCTGAGATAGACTATTCTCTCTACCTGTGCAAAATGACTGACGTAACTTGGACTATCGAGACTGCTGATTTTGGGACTCTCACTGCCTCAGGTGTGAGTGCCGATTCACTCCCGACGTTTCTCGTCGGTGAGGAGATCACACTATCGTTCGTCTTCAACACTGGGCTCGCGAACCACGTTGAAGACTACAACGCACTCCGGCAGTACGGACGATTCGCGAACGACTCGACGACGGACACGGGTACGGACATCCGAGGCAAGCCCTGGTATCGCGAGAAACCCCATCCGGAGAGCAACACGAGCTCCGCCGTCGTTCGGCTCTCACCAGGGCCAGATGTCGGCCTCAACGATTACTGGGGACTCATCACCGGGATCGAGGATAACACGCGCTACGTCGGTGCTGGTGAACGGATCGATCTCACCGTCTTCATCTTGGCCAAGGGCGACTCGTATACCTCGCGAGATGCACTCCGTGACGATCTCGAGGCCGAGCTATGAGTGGGTACGAGCTCACGATTGGAGGCCCTCGGGACGATTCGTCGTCCGATGTCTACCAGAACCTGCTCGATCTCTCGATCAGCGAGAACCCGACGGCGAAGAATAGCTGGAGTGCCTCGATCCCCTACGATCGCTCGTTCGAGGACGGTCTCCTCGCCGAGATCTTCATCTACTACGAGGGCGACACGATCTTTCGCGGGATTCTCGAGTCCGTCGAGTCCAGCTTCGACGGCTCTGAGACGACGTTGAGCGGGCGTGGAGTACTCGTTGAGCTCGCGTACGAGACGGAGGTGCTGACGTACTCGGACACGACGGTGTACGAGGCGCTCAAAGACTACTGGGCGAATCACACTCACTTCGATCCGATCGTCCACCCACCGAATCGCGACGTCCACAACGAATCGTACGTCGCGACGTCGGAGATTCGGGGGATTTTCAGCTTCGATAATTCGCCCGCTGGTGTCGTCGACGATCCCCATGCGTACGCTGAGAAGAGCCAGCTCCAACTTCATCGGATGAACTATACCGAGGATGCGTCGGTTGAGACGATGAATACCTCGGGCTCTGACGTACCCAACTCTGCGTACTCGAACGATACGGGACTCCGGCTCGAGACAGACGGCTACGTCGAGTACGATTACAGCGCTGACTTCGACAACAGCGACTACGGCTGGTACGTTCGACTCCAGTCCTCGTCGACGAGCGCGACGCTGGACTTCTACATCAACGGGACGCACGTTCGTACCTGGAGCCTGGACATCCAGTCGATCAGCCACGAGTGGCTCGATATCCTGAACGACAGTCGACTCTCGTCAGTCAACTCGGCGCCGTCTTCGCTCACCGAGAACCCCACCCTTCGCGTCGAAGTCAGCGGGCTCGCCACCGACGAATGGGTAGATTTCGACGCAATGTCGGCGACGTACGAGGCAACCGGCGACTACACCCTCCCGTCGAGTACGAACACGGACAACGTCTACGAGGGCCCGGAGTGGTACCCCCAGAACACCCTCGTCGACGGTGAGCCGGATGATGGCTACAATGGACGACTGCTCGACTCGGAAACGGATCGGCTCTGGCTACTCGTCGAGACGCTCGATCCTGTGGCCGAACTGACGGCCGATATGAAGTGCATGAATACCGGGGAAGTCGTCACAGAGACGGTGTCCCACGACTCGCCCAGGACGACGCACATCTTCGACTACTCGTTCTCCAACCCTGGAGACGAGTTCGCCCAGAAGCTCTACATCGATGGTGAGCAGCCCGATACGCAGTCGTCGTCTGGTGAGACTACGGCGCCGTCCGTCTCTCGCTTCGAGTTCTTTGTCAGCGACACCTCGAAGCACGTCCGGATTGACAACACAGAGTTCTCGGGTACCAAGATGGAGATTCTGGAGGAGATCCACGATCTCGGTTCGTACCACGCGACGGTGACGGACTACGAAAACCACGGCGTCGAGTCCTTCGGCCAGGGGACACTCAACGACGAGCCCTTCTGGCGGATCACCTCCGACGATCGGACGCTCGATTACAGCGATTACGCCAACAAAGTCACCGTGGAGAGCGCCCGACTCGATGACGGTACCGTCAACCGAGCAACGGCGTCTGATCAGGACGAGATCGACGTCATCGGGCGCACCGTCCACAAGTTCGAGAAGAACCCGGACATGGAGACGGCCGACGAGGTATCGACGCGGGCCGAACGATTGCTCGAGGAGAAGATCAACGAGCGTGACGAATCGGGCTCGCTCGAGGCCGTCCCGATGCCGGTTGATGTCGGCTACACGTATCCTGTGACGCCTTGGAGCGACGTCTTCCGCTACGGTGGACGTGTCGGTGTCAACGCGCTTGAACTTGATCCAACGGACGGTGAGGCCGACTATGTCCGGTGGGACGGGACAGGGATCGACTCGACACCGGATATCCATACCTTCGAGTACCTGATCTACCCCCGAGGGTTGGCCGAGCTGGGCGACGACGAGTACCAGACGCTACACTCTGGATACACCGAATGGAGCTTTGAGACGGACGTCGTCCGGCTCTACGGTGACGGGAGTGTCGAACTTCCGTACGATAACGACAACATCGTCCGATCCGATCCAGGCGTCGTCAACAACCGAGATACACAACGGTTGTCGATCGTCTGGGGTTCGGACGATGACGTCCAAACAGCCAAGTTCTACGTCGACGGCGAGCTCAAAGACAAGAAAGAGCACACGATCTCGTATCCATGGGAGGACGTCAACTACCAGATTCTTGGATGCGATACGAGCAACAACCACGCGTTCGATGGTGGCCTCGATGACGTCCGACTGTGGTACGGGGAGGAACGGACGCAGTCCGAGATTGATCGGTTCAAGCACGAGGATCTCGTCGAGCACCCTGAGGCCGATCTGACGAACCTCCCGATCTACCTCCGATTCGACGATCACTCGGATACGAGCACCGCACGGATCGATGGTGGTGACGAATACATCGGCAACCTTCCGACGCCCGAGATTCACGGGGCTACCTACGAGGCGTCGTTCGGCCAACTCGAAGAGGTTCAGTACTCGCTTGGTGACGATGCATCGATGTCCCTCAAGTTCGATATTTCTGGCCGTGTCGACACTGAGCTGATCAAGATGCGGAATGACGTCCGTCGGAACCAGCACAATCTCTAATGACTCCTTCACCCCTCTGTTGTCGCTCTCCAACCCATGTCTGGACTCGAGACTCTCCTTACATCGTTCTTTGTTGAAGTCGTCATTTTCGGCCTCGGAATAGTCGTAACACTCGTCGGAGCGATCTACAAGCTTATCACAAATCGGATTAACGACGCTGAGGGGCGCCTCACGACGATCGAGAACCGGTTGGATACAGTGTTTTCCTGGGCGTTTGGAACCGATGCAGACTGCACTGACAGGGGCGTCTCGGGTGATCTCGAGAACGTCACCAACAGTCTCTCCGAACTCATCGATCGCGTCGATGAGCTCGAAGCCCAGGAGTGTGATGAGCTTCGTGACGAGTTCGAGCAGCTCGTCGATGCGCTTCACTACGACGACTCGATCGACTTCGACCGCGACGATCTCAACTGAGATTTAACCAACAGAAACACCAGTTCGTCCCCGACTGTTGGTTAAGTCGGTGGCCCGATTACGCTGCTCATGGGCGGGTGGCAGAGGGCCCCAATATGTCAGTCTTGATTCCAGGCACTCATCTGAGCGTCTTGGTGTTTGTACGTGTAGTGTGAGGGCATTTCGTCCACACTACTCTCGTTGGATCTTCCCTGAATTCGTTACTCACCTGAATGGAATCTATGTATACAGAACCGATGGCAAAAGATTAATTCCAATCTGATACTATTGGCCTTGTGTGAGTCCTTGGTATTCTGTGCCACCTGATGATTTGACAAAATTGATTCGTCAAAGGAACTTCTCAGAAACACTTGCTGGAAAAGCAAGCCCAATAATATCTGGGCTTAATCAAGCGTATATAACGTATCTGGAGAATTATATTCAACTCAGGGACACTGGGGATTGTCTTAAGCAAGATATTAAAGCAACACCTGATAGAAAACAGCAAAAGGAAGAACATCTCCGCCAATTAACTGTTAATCTCCATAATTACCTCTCTTCACTATATTCACTATACGCATCTGTAAGTGAGTCATACAAGAAATTGGGGGTTCTTGGAAAGTATAAGACATCTCAATTATGGGGATATAGGCGTCAAACATCGATTATGCAGGGATTGAGGACATATGTTCAGCATGTCAGGCCAATAAATATCAGATGGTTGGTGGGGAAAAGTGATGAATCTGATAAACTAACTGTGGAACTTGGTGTCTGGTTATCAGATGTAGCTGATCATGATTTTTATGAGAAAATGACTACTTCTTCTGGTGAGAAAATTGATGGCGTGAAATACCACTATGGGAGTGTTGATCGTGAATTTATAGATGTCCTTTATGAATCCCAAGATACCACTAAGAAGACACGAGATTTTTTCCAAGATTCGGTTGAGAATATTTGTGATGAGGTGGTTGACAAAGTTGACGAATTCACCGAGACTGAAAGCGATATCATGTATAGAGAGGGGACTTCTATTCCGGCCCAAGTCTCTGAAAGTCTTGAAATATAAATCGTCTATCTTGTCTACGCTCGTTCATGTCTTTTATTATGTGTTTTATCTGGTGCTTGTTGCGATCAGGAATGGATAGTATTCCATTTTCAACAAAGGTTTCCAGCCGGATTCCAAAGTATAACAATTCATCATATACCGTCGCTGGGCCGAGTATATGACGGTTTGAATACTTATCAACAACAGAGTCATCTAACGGAGGAAGATAGGTATTAAAAATGTCTAATGGATCCCATTCAACCCCTGAACTGGGCCCGCTTGCATCAATAGCTCCCTCCTGCTTAAACAAATTATCTGAGCCGTCTTCAACGAGTTCACCGAGGATCAGAATCTCATCCGTTCCATTGTGAGGAAGAGAAATTTCTCTTCTACGGCAATTGTTACAGTACTTCCTTTGTCCAAATGGTTGAGGCGCCTCTTGCTTTTCTTCAGGTAGATTCCAGTCGACATCTGCACAGTAGATTGTCATAGGTGTTCCAAGACTAATCTCATGCGTGCAAAAATCACAGTACCGCGGCTCTGACGACCGGAGGACAAAATCTGGGAGGTGAATTTTCGGCAAGTCCATCGCTGCTATCAGAAATGTGGAATGGAATTACTTTACTTGTAGGGGCATATCTTCAAGACAGAGTTAAACGTCCGGCGTGACGCTGGCCATCTCTGTTCTAACGTCTCCTACTCTCCTCGACGAGTGTTTAATTCAGTAACAAATCTGAAGTCCATAGCCGATTAACTATCAATAGATTCCATACGTGGTGCAGGGCCGTCCGGTGACTGCCTCAACTCAATTGGCGAGATCGACGATTCGCGGATCGCCTCGTTGCCATCTGACGAATTTATCGGCCCAGATCGTTAATTAAACGAGCGGGCCAGTTAGGGATTGAGGTAGCGACTGATCCAGACGAGCGAGAGGAAATCCACGCCGAGCTCGACGCTGGTGCCTTCCACGCGTATGGGCTTGATCGAGAGCAAACTACGTTCGTACTGGACGATTTCTACCAAGTTCAGAACCCGTGACGGATGACGGACAAGTATTTCGATCTGGTGCTGGAGAAATACGACGAGTTGGCAGATTAGTAGTCGATAGGAAATCCCGAACTACATTTGATTCTTTGTTGTTTGCACAAGAGTGTGTCAGCACACCCGCTTTGTGGTAGTCAATTAGTTAGCTATTATCATCAAAGACGAGTTTTTAAACTTGTAGAATACCTAATGCGAAAGAGAGCCAAACTATGTGGGATGCCTTCATAAGCCATGCAAGTGAGGACAAAGAGGACTTTGTTAAACCACTCGCTGATGAGTTAGAAAATCTGGGATTGAACGTATGGTATGATGATTTTGAGCTATCTGTCGGCGATCAAATCCCGAGAGAAATTGAACGTGGTTTAAGTGATTCTGATTATGGGATAGTCATACTCTCAGACTCATTCTTTGAAAAGAGCTGGACACAAGAGGAACTGGGTTCACTAATCCAACGTGATATGAATGAACCAGATAAGGTTATTCTGCCTGTTTGTTATGGCATGTCGCCAGAGGAGGTGCAGTCACATCATACGCAATTGGGCAAACGATATTTGATTTCCGGGGATTCATCAACCGTTTCTGAGGTTGCTCAAGAACTCTACCAAGAAATTCTGGAAAGTAGCACACAGTCGATTTCAGAGGCTGATTTAGGGAAATTCGATCCCGAGACGTTGGACTATCTCGCCACGGTTCTCGGAGAAATAAAACAGGGTACAGAAATAAAACGGTTTTTCGAGCAGATGGGCTTCGAGATCGATTGGGATGATGCTAAGGAGGGGAGCATCCATGAATATATTGCAACTTTTCCTGTAGAAGCTAAAGAAAGAGGGATAGAACTGGGGAGTGAGCGAAAAGGTGTGATCTTTAGCAAACTCAAAGAACTGAATGATGAAGATCCATCTAATGTCGTGTCTGTTATCGAGAAGATCTCTCATCCGCGGAATTATATTAGAAGCGATAAAGACAGAGAAGAGATTGTAGGGGAATTGAATGAGATACTGAAATGGGAGGGATTGAGGATCGTTGATCAGGGTGAAGTGAAGCAGTTCAGCTAATAACCTGATCAATCTGGATGTCTGCTACCCCCACTCACCTGTGCAAACCTGCTCCTCAATCGCAGTGGGGGTGTCGAGTCCGGCGCGAACAATCGCAACGATGGCCTCCTTGCGAGTGAGCTCGTATCGTTCGGCTACGTCCTCAATCTCGTTGACGACTTCATTTGAGAATCTGCCATCGATCCACGGTGCTTCACCGGTATTGAACCGGCCCATTAGCTCCTCCTCTGCTATCTCATCTGATTCAAACACATCCTGGAGTCTGATCTTCGGAGAGTCGTTATCTGCCAT